CAAAAGGGATGGGCTGACTTGCAAGGTTATACTGAAAAGGGGGTTTATGTAGCTATTGAAGTTAAAAAGATAGGGGATAAATTAAGCCCAGAACAAAAGAATCGTTTAAAAGATATTTACGAATGTGGTGGAATAGTTTATATTTGTACCGAAATAGAAAACAAACCCGCATTGATTGAATGGTCAAAAATAAAATTTTAACCGAGTATTGGACTTTAAAAGAAGTTAATGACGCCTTTGCTAAGATGCATCCAGAGGACTTGCAATATGACCTGAAGGCAGAAGTTTTTTTAGTTCTTTGCGAAATGAATGAGGATAAGTTAATTGGAATGTATGAAAGGAATGAACTTAAATTTTATATAGTACGAATTATGCTAAATATGATTAAAAGCGACAGAAGTAATTTTTATAAGAGTTATAGAAATTATACAGAGTACGTTGATAATGATACTGAAGCGGAAGTTAATTTTGACAAATCAGATTTAGTTGATAAACTTGAAAAGAATCTGGAAGGGCTACATTGGTATAACAAAGAGATTTTAAAACTATATGCTATTGATTTTAAAAAGAATGCAAAAGAATTAAGTAGAAAAACAGGCATTCCTTATATGTCAATAGTTAGAACGATAAATAAAACCAAAAAACAAATGAAAACAAATATTAGAAAATGATTTTATCAATTTTAACTGCTATCTGTGCATCATTATTTTTTATTGAGATTCATAACCTACCGAGTAAATGGGGAGTTAATTTCAAGCCCTTTAATTGCGGAAGTTGCTTGGCTGCGTGGATTGCACCAATACACTATTTCCTACCTGAATTAATCCAACATATTACTTCAACAATGTTTATAGCAGGTTTCTTAGCGCCAATTGTTTCTAAATTAATCTGGAAGCTATGGAAATAAAACAAGAGCATAAAGAATGGCTGATTGCTAATATAGGTAATTATGAAAGCGCAAAGAATGGTTACGTTAGGAATTTAGAATTAGATGAATTAAAAATGTATGAACATATTTACAGGTCATACTTAGATGCTAATTTTATTGTATCTGTGTGGTGCGGTTCTTGTAAATTTGAAATGATTATGAGATTATATAAATGGTTTGAAAAACAATAATATGGCAAACTTTATACACCCCACCGCCATCATTGGCGAAAATGTTATCTTAGGCGACAATAATTATATTGGCGCTTATTCTATTATTGGCGATCCCGCAGAGCATAAAAAGTATTGGGAGTATGAAGAACAAATAAAAGATTATGGCACTTTAAAAATTATCCAGAAAGGTCAAATAAAAAGAGGCTTAGTTACTATTGGCAATAATAATATTATTACAGGATTAGTTACAATAGATGCAGGAACAAAAGATATAACTACAATAGGGGATAATTGTTTTATTATGAAGCACGCGCATATTGGACACGATTGTCTTATCTATTCAAATGTTACAATAAGCTGCGGCGCAAAAATAGGTGGACATTCAGTTATTAAACAATATTCAAATATAGGATTGAATGCCGTACTGCATCAGTTTAGTATAATTGAACAGGGTTGTATGATTGGTGCAAGCGCTTTTTTTAAAGGTACTTCTGAAGAATTTAGTAAATACGCGGGCGTGCCTGCAAAAAAAATAGGAACAAATGAATATAGCCGTACTCTTATTAACCCAAAATAGAAACGATTTAACGCAGCGAATAATAGACCAGAACTTTTTTAATTCTGGATATGATGCTGACTGTTATTTAATAGATAACGGAAGCGAGCAAGTAAATTTTAAATATCCTTTTACAGGTTATGATTTATCAAAAACTAAAAGGGGAATAGGTGCGGGAGTTAATGCAGGATTTAGAATAACAAAACAATATGACGGCGTATGCTTATTAGCAAACGATATATTGCTGCCACAGAATTGGTTGTCAAATTGGGTTATGTTTGCAAAACGTGTGTCAAAAACAGGCATTATTGGTATACATTGCGTAGAAGAATTGCCGCCATTAGTTGACGGAGTACATAAAACTCATACCCCCTTTGGTGATAATTTTATTACAAGGGAATTGATTGATGCGATTGGCGGTTACAATGAAGCGTATGATCCTTATGGAATGCAAGACAGAGATTTTGCAGAAAGGGCAACTATTGCAGGGTTTACAAATTACTACCTACCGGATTTAAAAAGTGAGCATATCGGACACGACGTTGGAAATGGCACAGAGTACAGGGCTATGAAAGACGCGAGCCTACAAAGGGCGCAATCTGTCTGGGAAAAATACCAAAAGATTTACCACATAGATAAAAATATTAGATGCGAATTTTAGCAATAGCGTCAAAAAGTAGCGGGGTATCTTATCATAGAATCCTGATGCCAATAGTCAATATGCAAAAAGATTATTGCTTAATGACTGACGTAATAAACGAGGAAGTGGTTTCAAATAATTACGACCTTGTTGTAATGAATAGAATGCTGCATAATGTAACGCCAGAGCAAATGATTGCTTGGCGCAAAAAATACGGCTTTAAATTAATTGTGGATAATGACGACCATTGGGATTTGGGTGCTTCCCATATACTTTCAGAATCATATAAAGAGAATAAAGTAAGTGAACAAATTATTGCTTGGATAAGAATAGCAGACCTTTGCACTTGCACGCACGAAAGATTAGCAGAAGAAATTTATCACTTAAATCAAAATGTTGAAATATTACCTAACGCAATACCATTCGGCGAGGAACAATTTCTATTAGATAAAAAGCCTTCAGACCTTGTTAGGCTATTTTGGTCAGGATCAGGAACGCACGGAAGGGATTTGGAAATATTACGCAATCCAATGAAGCGAATTAACTTTCCTGTAAGGACAATCATAGCGGGGTATAATGAAGGGGAAAAGCATATCTGGGATGGAATGATAGCATCCTTTACAAATGGGCTTAAATTGAACCCAACTATATATAATTTTAATCACGTTACGGAATATATGGCAGCCTATTGTGATTCAGACATAAGCTTGATTCCTTTGGTTGACAATAAGTTTAATTCAATGAAATCTAATTTAAAGGTATTAGAAACGGCATCAAAGAAAAACCCTGCTATTGTAAGCAATGTGCATCCTTACAGAGGATTTTATCCTGCCTGTCACGTCAATAGCCAAAAAGATTGGTATTATTGGATTAAGATGTTAGTTAATGATAGGCAAGCCCGCGAGTATTACGGGAACGCCTTATATGATTATTGCAATAAGAACTTTAACTTACACGAAGTAAATAAGCAAAGGTTTGCTATTTATAGTAAATTGATAGACAATGCCGGTAATTAAATGTTCAAACGGAAAATATAGAATAGGATCGGGTGCTTGCATCTATGATTCAGAAGAAAAGGCTCAAAGCGTATGGGCTGCAATAAGGGTTTCAATGGTAGATAGTTATAACGATTACCCGCAAGCCGCAAGAGTAAACGCGCAAAGAGCAATAAATATCAGGGATCAATATAAACGTAATTGCGGAACGCCTGTTGGTTGGGCGCGTGCTAATCAATTAGCTAAAGGTGAAAATATTACAAGGGATACAATAGCAAGGATGTCAAGTTTTGAAAGGCACAGGGAAAATTCAAAGGGTGATCCTAAGGTGGATTGCGGCGCTTTAATGTGGTTAGCTTGGGGTGGTGATGAAGGCGTGGCTTGGGCGCAGAGGAAACTTGAACAAATTGATAATGAAAAAGCACACTAAAATATATCTTAATTATTTTGGTTATAGCGGTGAAGATTTTATGCCCTGTGAGGTTTGCGGAAGTAGAGCAGTAGATATTCACCACATACATAGAAGGGGAATGGGGGGAAGCACAGATGCGGATAAGATTGAAAACTTGATGGCAGTTTGCAGATTGTGTCATATTGAATACGGAGATAAGAAACATTATATAGATTTTTTAATTGAAGAACATAAAAAAAAGTTAGATGGCAAAAGTTAAAAGTGATTCAAAAAAGGTTAACTTTGGTAAAAGAAAGCGAGGACACGCAAAGAAATCTTTTAATAAACATAGCCCAAAACCAAAATTATATAGAGGTCAGGGCAGGTAAATAAAAACCTATGATAAAAAAAGTCAAAATTACGGAAGTAATATCTAACCCTAACAACCCCCGTTTAATTAAAGATGACAAGTTTAAAAAATTAGTAAAGTCAATACAAGACTTTCCAGATATGCTTAACGTCCGACCTATTGTAGTTAATAAAGATATGGTTGTACTTGGTGGCAATATGCGTTTAAAAGCAATAAAAGAAGCAGGGATAAAAGAAATCAATGTTGATATAGTTGATTGGAACGAGCAGCAGCAAAAAGAGTTTATTGTAAAGGATAATGTAGGCTATGGAGAATGGGATTGGAATGACCTGGCAAATAATTGGGATTCAGAAGAATTAACAGATTGGGGTTTAGATATACCAAATTTTAATACTGAAGGATTTGCAGATAAAAATAAAGAATTAAGTCTTGATGATGTTACTGATTCAATGACTATAACTTTAAAATACACTGAAGAAGAATATCATATTGTAAAAGATGCTTTATTAAATTTAGCAGCTACCCCTGAACAGGCAATATGGAAATTATTAGGCAATGATTAAATACGAATTTAATGAACATAGATTCCCTTACAAATGGAATTTAGAAGATAATTACCCTGCTAAAGGAATTGAACCTAATGGATTAAAAGTATTTGGAACTTTTATTTGTGGAGGCGGTTCTACAATGGGATATAAGTTAGCTGGATATACCCATTTAGGCGGAGTTGAAATTGATCCACAAGTTGCGGATATTTACAAAACAAACCATAATCCAAAATATCTTTATAATCAAGACATTAGAGAATTTAATAAAATTAACGATTTACCAGAAGAACTTTATAATCTTGATCTGTTAGATGGTAGCCCGCCCTGTTCAAGTTTTTCAATGGCAGGAAGTAGAGAAAAGGCTTGGGGTAAAGAAAAACAATTTAGGGAAGGACAGGCAATTCAAACTTTAGATGATTTAGTATTTGAATATTGTAATACTATTATAAAATTACAACCTAAAGTATTTTTATTAGAAAATGTAAAGGGTATTATTTCAGGGAACGCAAAGGCTTATGCTAAAAAGATTATAAAAACAATGGAACAAGATGGGTATAAAGTGCAACTATTTCTTTTAAATAGTGCCTCAATGGGGGTTCCACAAAGAAGGGAAAGAGTATTTTTTATAGGGCATAAAAAAGAATTAAACTTTAAACCTTTAAGATTAGATTTTAATGAAAAACCTATAACATTTAAGGAATTAAATTTAAACAATGTAGAAAGAAATTATTTAAGTAAATCTTTGCTTGAAAGATGGAATAATAGCGAAATTGGTAAACACCCTCTTGCAAAAACAGGAAATCCTTTTGGATATATGACAAGAATGGATGAAATTAAAGTAATGCCTACAATTTTAGCAGGA